GTCGAACTCCGCGATGCCGTGGAACAGTACCTGGTGCAACCTCCGGCGCTGACCCGGCTGCTGACCGGCCTGCTCGACGCCCTGGGCAAAGGCTACAGCGCCGTCGAAATCGAGTGGGACACGACCGCCGCGCCCTGGCGACCGGGCGATTATCACTGGCGCGATCCCCGCCATTTCCGCTACGACCGCGCCACTGGCCAGACTTTGCACCGGCTCAACGAGCGTTGGGGCGAGGGCGAACCGTTGCCGCCGTGGCGCTTTATCGTCCACGAACCGCGCCTGAAAATGGGCCTGCCGATTCGGGGCGGACTGGCCCGGCTGGCGGCGATCACCGAACTCTGTCGGCATCTGGCCCTGGAAAGCTGGCTGGCGTTTGCCGAAAGCTACGGCGCGCCGGTGCGCATCGCCAAGGCCGATGACCGCTTCTTCCCGGAAGACGCCACTGAACGCGCCGCCTACGTCGAAGACCTGCAAACCAAACTGCAATCGCTGCTCGGCGCGGATGCCTGCGCCGTGCTGCCCAAATCGGTCGACATGGAACTGCAAGCCGGCCCGGTCAGCAACGCCGACATCTATCAGCAATTGGTGGAGCACTGCGAAAAGAGCCTGAGCAAGGCGATCCTGGGGCGCAGCGACGCCGCCGACGCCACCAGCGGCCAACTCGGCGGGCAGGACTTCGCCAGCGACGTGCGCCGCGACATCCTGGAAAGCGACGCCGAAGAACTCAGCCACACCCTCAACGCCCAACTGGTGCGCCCGTTCATCGACCTGAACTACGGCCCGCAAGCCGCCTATCCGAGGATTCAACTCGCCGTCCCCGATCAAGAGGATTTGACCGGCCTGGCCGACATGCTGGCGAAACTGGTGCCGCTGGGGCTGAAGGTGGAACAGTCCGTCATTCGCGACAAATGGGGCCTGCCTGATCCCGAAAAAGACGCCGAATTACTAGGGGTGAAGGCGGACCTTTCGCCGGACCTTCCCCCCTCCCCCCTCGCGGGGTCGCCGTCTTCATCCCCCCTCGCGGGGGAGGGCCGGGGTGGGGGGGCGAACCGCGCCCGGAACCGCGAACTCCCCGCGCCCCTTTCCCCCTCCCCCCTGGCGGGGGAGGGCCGGGGTGGGGGGGCGATGGCCGACCCGGTGGAACCCTACGTCGACCGCCTCGGCCGCGCCGCCGACCCGCTCCTGGAATCCCTGCTTGACCCCGTTCGCCAGGCCCTGGACGCGAGCGGGGATCTGATGGACTTTCGGGAAAAACTGCTGACCCTCTACCCCGAGCTAGACGGCCACGCCTTTGCCGCCTTGATGGGCGAGGCCCTGGCCGTCGCCGACGCCGCCGGCTACTGGGAGGCGGGCCAGTCTCCCCCTCGGGCGCAAGCCCGCGCCCTGCCCGATCTGAATTTGACCGTGAATGTTCCTCCTCCCCGACTCACCCGCAGAACGGTCCAGCGAACCGCTGACGGGGTCTATGAAGTGCGCGACCTACCGGACCTTTCCCATGAGTAAAAGCAACGCCTTTGAAACCGATGTACTGAGTAAAACGTTCCTGGATACCGAGTTTTCCTGGCTCCCGCTCGCTCAGGTTTACCTGAGCCTGCACACCGCCGACCCCGGCGACGCCGGCAGTCAGACCAGCAACGAAGCGGCCTATCCTTCCTACGCCCGCGTCGCCGTCCCTCGCGGCGATACCGGTTGGACAGTGATCGGCAACCAGGCCACCAATGCCGCCAAGATTGAGTACCCCACCTGCACTGGCGCCACGGAAGAAATCCTGACCCATTTCAGCATCGGCGTGGCGGCCAGCGGGGCCGGGCAACTCCTCTATTCCGGGGAACTGGCCGCGCCGCTCAGCATGGCCGTCAACATCCGCCCGGAATTCGCCGCATCGGCGCTGACCATCACCGAAGACTGATCAGGACTGCCAATGGCCAGTGGGCTGCTGAATTTTAGGTTTCCGCCGCCGGGCTGGTTGAATTTTGGTCAGATAGCAACTTCGGTCGGCGTCTTGTCGGGCCAGGCGGCTGGTTCGGCCAGCGGGGCCGGGACGCTGCTGCAAGGCGTTCTGCTGTCGGGCCAGGCGACTGGCGCGGCCAGCGTTGAGGCGACCGGGCAAGCCATCACCTTCGTCCCATTGGCCGCCATCACCGCCGGTTCGTCCATGGCCCTGGGCCGGCTGGCGGCGGTGGAACTCCGCTATCAGGTCTTCACCCAGACCGTCACCCGGCGATCTGCGCCGCAAGTGATCGGGGCGTTGCGCGCCCTAGGGCGGGGCATTGGCGCCGCGCAAGCCCGGTTACAGGGCGTCGCCCTGGGGCCGGAGCCGCGCTTCCTGTGGGGCTTTGCTGCCGGCGTCAGCGGGGCGGTCGCTACCTGGGCCACCCCCCGCCGGTTAGCGGCAACCGTCGGGGGCCAGGCGCAGACCTTTGGCGCTGCGCGCGGCTTCGTCGCGCTGACCGGGCAGGCCGCCGGCGCCAGTCAAACCGCGGCGGGGATTGATGACGGCGACCTGCTGGAAGTCGCCCTGATGATCGCTGGCCTGGAGTAAGCGCGAATGATGATTCAACCGAATGCCACCTTTACTGACTTGCTCGAAACCGGCGACGGGCTGCAGGTCACCCCGACCAACGCGGCGATTGTTGAATTGACGTTCCGCAACGGGGCGCCCCTCAAGGAGGTGCTGACCTGGCCCAAGCGCTACGGGCCGTATCCCCACGCGGTGGGCTTTCGGGTGACGGCGATCAGCGGCGATTGCACCATGGAGCAGGTGGCGATTGCTGCGCCGTTGCAAGTTGAGGGCTGGGACGATTTACGCTTTCCGGCGCAGGGCATCAACCCGGCGGGCGCCACGGATGCGCCGACCGTGGACACCACGTTGACCGGCTACCCCGGCACCCTGCTGTTCAGCGGCGCGCAGGAGAACGTCATTGCCGGCATCGCCCAGTTGCCCCATGCCTGGAAACGCGGCTCGGCGATTCGCCCGCACATTCACTGGAGCAAGCCGGTCGGCAGCGCCAGCGCCACCACCTGGGTGCTGTACTACCGGATTCTGGGCTTTCCCGGCGAAGTCCACGGCGAGTTGGTGGGGCCGGTGGCCGCGACCGCGATCATCGGCGATCCCACCACCGCGAACACGATGCTGATTACTGCGTTCGGCGAGATCGACCTGACCGGGCAAAAGGAATCGACCTGCCTGGCCTGGCAGGTGCGCCGGCTGGGCAACAGCGACGCCGATAACGGCACGGCCCGGCTGTTCGAGTTCGATATTCACTACCAGACGGACAAGGCGGGCACGGTGACGGAGATTCCCGACTAATGGCCGTCGATTACGGTTCCCTCCCCTTCGCCGAAGCGCTGGAATTCTTCCGGCGCAAGCTGAACCTGCCGACGAAAAAGTGGGATGACCTGCTCGGCGCGGCCCATGACCGGGCCTTTGTGGTGGCCGGGGCGATGCAAGCCGATTTGCTGATGGATTTACGCGCCGCCGTGGAGAAAGCCCTCGCCGACGGCACGACCTACGAAACCTTCCGCAAAGACTTTAAGAAGATCGTCGCCGCGCGCGGCTGGACGGGATGGACGGGCGAGGGGACGAAGGCCGGCGAAGCCTGGCGGACGCGCGTCATTTACGACACCAACCTGTTCACCAGCTACAGCGCCGGGCGCTACCGGCAAATGAAAGAGGTGGCGAAATCCCGCCCCTGGTGGCGCTATCGGCATTCCCCGGCCAGCCGCGTCCCCCGCGCCGAGCACCTCGCCTGGGATGGCAAAGTGCTGCGCCATGATGACCCGTGGTGGAGCGCCCACACCCCGCCCAATGGCTTCGGCTGCAAGTGCTACATCGAAACCCTCGCGGATCGGGACTTGAAGCGGATGGGGATTGAACCGCTGACGGGACCGCAAATGCCGTATCCCGATAGCGGCGTCGATAAGGGGTGGGATTATCAACCCGGCGCGCGGGAAAATGATCTCTGGTCTAATCTGATTCGGGATAAATTGATTCGATGGGACCCTCGCTTATCCGCTCAGACTTGGGAGAAAACCCGCGACGTGCTGTTACCGGATTTGATGGCCGAATTTGCCGCCTGGCTCCAAACGGTGGACCCCAACATCGGCGGCAAAGCGAACGGTGAGCGGCGGGTGGTGGGCGTACTGACGCCGACCCTGCTGGAGGCGTTAGCCCAGCGCGGCATCCTCCCCAAGGCGGCTGATCTCAGTATTGAGGATCACGAACTGCAACATCTGTTACGGCAGCACAAACAAAACAATCCCAAGAATATCGCGCTGCCTCGCGCTGAAGTCGAACGATTGCCCGAACATCTGGCGCACCCGGACGCCGTGTTATGGGACGAGGAAGCCGCAAAAAAGGGCGAGCCGGCTTTGCTGTACGTCTTTACGATTCCTGGCGAAGAGAAGCGCGGCAAATATGTCGTGCGCGTGGATTTCCCGACGTGGGTCAAGGAGGACGGGATGAAGATGAAGCGCTGGCTGAATACCGTGCGCACCGGCGGAATGCTGGAAACCGTTGATCTTAAGGTTCCTCGCTATCGCCCGATTGAAGGCGCGCTGTGACCACCGTGGAGGGGCGCCCTTCCGAAGCTCACCCAACGGGCTTATTCGGTGTCCCTCATGTAGCGGCGTCTTGCAACGCCCCCGCGAACAGCCCGGCGTCTTTCTGTCGTCACGGCGGCACAGACTTGCTGACTTAACTAAACAATTTCTTCTTGATCGTCAATTGAATTAAATCTATCAAACTTCGAGCATGGATAGCCCAAACCCCCCGGAAAATTCAACATGAACCCCGTCATCATCGGCAACGCCACCCTCTACTGCGGGGATTGCCTGGAGATATTGCCCACGTTGCAGGGGGTTGATGCGGTCGTGAGTGACCCGCCGTATGGGATTGGGGTTCAGTGCGGAAGTAAATTGCCGAAAGGGCGGGTTGCTGCATTTCAAGGAACTAAAAAGATGGTTGGCGACGATCAACTGTTTGACCCTACGCCGATGCTGGAGATTGTGAACGCTGTCGGGGTTGACGAACTCAAGCGCGATACCAAGCCGATTGTGTTGTGGGGCGCGGACTACTACAAAACCAAGCTGCCGGATGTCGGCCAGTTTCTGGTCTGGGACAAAAGCTGCGGGCAAGGGGCGGCCACCACGTTCATTGATGCCGAGTTTGCTTGGATGAATCGCCGGAACGCCCGCTGTATCTACCGGCAGTTGTGGCTTGGAATTTTGCGCGCCGGGGAAGCGTTGACCAATGGCAAGCGCGAACACCCGACGCAAAAGCCTGTCGAGTTAATGCGCTGGTGTGTGGAAACCGCGCGGATCGGTTTGGGGAAAGTCGTTCTCGACCCCTACATGGGCAGTGGGACGACCGGCGTGGCGTGTGTGACCAGCGGGCGAAAGTTTGTTGGAATTGAGATTGATGAGGATTACTTCAAAATAGCCTGCGCCCGGATTGAAAAAGCGCAACGGCACTCGCTTTCTTTGGAGAAGCCTGATGAAACCCACCTGGATAGGCCGGCTGTTGTGCTGGCTCGGTCAACATGATGATGTTCACGTCATCACGCCATCGCCGGGCATCGCGTTTCGATTTGTTTGTATGCGTTGCCAGCGAGTTTTTGAGCGCCCCATTCCGAAGCCCAGAGAGGTCGCCTAAATGGCCGGCGCTTTTCTCGAAATCCACATTGACGATGCGCAACTGCGCGACGGCCTGCAACAACTGCAAGCCCGCCTGAGCGACCTCACCCCGGTCTTCCAGGACATCGGCGAAGCGCTGCTCAACAGTACGCGCGCGCGGTTTAGCCGCCAGACCGCGCCCGATGGCTCGCCCTGGGCGGCGCTGTCCCCCGGCTACCAGGCCCACAAGAAAAAGAACGCGAACCTGATCCTCACCCTCAACGGCTATTTACGCGGTACGCTCAACTATCAAGCCGACAAAGCCAGCCTGCGCGTCGGCACTCCCTTGATCTACGGCGCCACCCACCAGTTCGGCCGCCCGGAAAAACACATCCCCGCCCGCCCCTTCCTTGGCCTCTCCGACGACGACCTGACGATGATTCAGGACGCGCTACAAGAATGGCTGCGCGGCGACTTCACCTGACCGCCGCCGGAACGCCCCCCCATCCCGGCCTTCCCCCGCCAGGGGGGAAGGGGACAACCGCCCTCAGCCCCCTCCCCCCCTCGCGGGGGAGGGTGGGGGTGGGGGGGGGAAGACTCTGGTAAGTCCGTTTTAAAAAAGAAGTTTTTGCCCTTTTATCCCATCAACGGGGACATTCTGGCGGCCAAAACCGCCGTTTTCCCGAACCGCGACCCCCAAAAACGGCGATTTAAGGCGTTTTCCTGACCGACCCGCTACCCTAACCCTCCTAAAAATTTTTAAATGCGCCACGGCGTTTTTAAATGGGGTTTGAGCGATTCCGGGGGGGGATTCTAGGGGAGTAGTTGTAGGTTGGGCAAAAGCGAAGCGTTGCCCAACTGTGATGTTGGGCTTCGCAAGCTCAGCCCAACCGACTCGCTATCCCCTATCCCCTATCTCCTATCTCCTCTCAATAGTGATAAGCTATCCAAAATCACCGAGCGATAGCCATGACCCACCTTGCCCGCGCTTGCAACCTGCTGCTCGACGGTCAGCTCCCGGACTGGATTCAACTCCTGCCCGCCGGGCCGCGCATCCAGGGCGCCGATGGCCGCGCCTGGACCCTCGACGACCCCGCCGCGCTGATCACCGCCTTCCAGCACCGCCACACCCCCCTCGTCATCGACTGGGAACACGCCAGCGAACACCGCGCCCCCCAGGGCCTGGACGCGCCCGCCGCCGGCTGGATTCAGGCGCTGGAACTGCGCGACGGCCAAGTGTGGGGCCAGGTCGAATGGACCGGCCGCGCCCGGCAACAGATTCAAAACAAGGAATACCGCTATCTCTCGCCGGTGTTCACCTACCGCAAAGACACTCAACAGATCGTCGCCCTCACCAGCGTCGGCCTGACCAATCAACCCAACCTCCCCCTCACCGCCCTCAACCGCGAGGAATCGCCCATGCCGCTGTCTGGCGCTCTCTGTGAAGCCCTCAACCTGCCCGCCACTGCCGAGGAAGCTCAGGCTCTGGCCCGGATCAGTACCCTGAACCTGGCCCTGAACACCGCCAACGCCCGCGCCGATGCGCCGCCGCTGGAGAAATTCATCCCGCGCGCCGACTACGACGTGGTGCTGGCCCGCGCCACCAACGCGGAAACGAAACTGGCCGAGATCGAAAAGGTCCAGCGCGAGGCGCAAATCGCCGCCCTGATCGACCAGGGCCTGCGCGAGCGCAAGATCAGCCCGGCCACCACCGACTATTACACCGCCATGTGCCAGCACGACGGCGGCATCGACCAGTTCCGAGCCTTCCTGGCCAAAGCCCCGGCGCTGATCGGCGACCCCTCCGGCCTGGACGAGAAGCCCGCGCCGACCAGCCAGGCCCTCAACCGCGCCGCCTTCGACGCCCTCGACCCCACCGCCCAGCGCGCCTTCGTCCGCCAGGGCGGCCGGGTCACGGATTAATTAAGGAGTCCCCATGGCCACCAACACCCTGACCAATCTGATCCCGGCGATCTACGGCGCCCTGGATGTCATCTCCCGCGAACTGGTGGGGCTGATCCCCGCCGTGACCGTCGACGCCAACGCCAACCGCGTCGCCCAGAACCAGACCCTCTATTTGCCGGTCAACCCGGCGAGCAGCGCCGCCGACATCACCCCCGCCGCCACGCCGCCCGCCTTGTCCGGCCAGACCATCGGCAACAAGTCGGTGACGATCAACAAATACCGCCGGGTATTCTTCAGTTGGGAAGGCGAAGAACAAGCCGCCGTCAACGCCGGCCCCGGCTTCCAGAGCCTGCTGCAAGGCCAGTTCGCCCAGGCGATGCGCACCCTGACCAACGAGATCGAAGCCGACCTAGCCGCGCTGTACACCCAGGCCAGCCGCGCCTATGGCACCGCCGGCACCGCGCCTTTTGGCACCGCCGGCGATTACTCGGATGGCGCGCAAATCCGCAAGATTCTGGCCGACAACGGCGCGCCGCTGTCCGACCTGCAACTGGTGGTCAATACCGCTGCCGGGGCGAACCTGCGCGGCAAGCAGGGCGGTCGCGGCGTCGACCTGGAAGGGACGACCGCCCTGTTGCGCCAGGGCGTGTTGCAGGACATTCACGGCTTCATGGTGCGTGAATCCGCGCAGATCAAGGATCACACCAAGGGCACGGGCGCGAGCAGCACCACCGACAATGCGGGCTATGCCGTCGGCTCCACCAGCCTGACCCTGGCCAGCGCCGGCACGGGTACGTTGCTGGCCGGCGACGTGGTGACCTTCGCCGGCGATACCGCCAACAAGTATGTGGTGACCACCGGCGACGCCGATGTCAGCAACGGCGGTACGCTGGTGTTGGGCGCCCCCGGCCTCCGCGTCGCCATGAGCGCCGCGACCAAGGCCATCACCGTCGGCAACAGCTACGCCGCCAACCTGGCGTTTGCCCGCTCGGCGTTGCTGCTGGCGACGCGGCTGCCGCGAACCCCCGACGGCGGCGACCTGGCGCGGGATCGCCGTACCGTCACCGACCCGGTCTCTGGGCTGTCGTTTGAGGTGGCGATGTACCCCGGCTATCACGCCAACAGCTACGAAGTCAGCATCGCCTGGGGCGTCGCCTGCCTCAAGCCGGAACACCTGGCGATTCTGCTGGGCTAAGCCATGTCGCCGCCGGATGAACAGCCCGTAGGTTGGGCTGAGCTTGCGAAGCCCAACCTCCTGATGCGGGGCGTCGATGTCCTGCATGTTGGGCAACGCTACGCTTTTGCCCAACCTACGCGCTACGCGCTGGTGAAAGCCGGATTGCGCGCCGCCGTGTGGATCGCGCTGATTCTGCGCTTACCCGACATCATTACCGCGCTGGCGCAGGCGCTGCAATGACCTACGCCGCCCAAAGTGACCTTGACGCCCGCTACCCCGGCGAGCTGGCCCAGGCCGGCCCGCGCGACAGCAACGGCGATCTGGATACCGTCGCCATTGACCTGGCGCTGGCCGCCGCCGACGCGATCATCGACCGCAGCCTGCGGGTGATCGGCTGGACGGTGCCACTCAGTGACCCGGTCGAGGAGTGGGTGATCACCCTGGCGGTCGACCTGGCGCTGTACCTGGCCACGCCGACCGTGCTCGCCAGTCAGGACGATTTCCAGGACCGCAAGGCGCGCTATCAGGACGCCCTGGCGACGCTGGAAGCCATTGCCAAAGGGGAAATCCTGCCGCCGCGCCCGGCCAATAATAGCCCTTCAACGACCGTTTACACGGTCAGTAACGCCCGTTTATTTGGCCGGGGGATGCTATGAACCCTCACCCCCTCGCGGGGGCGCCGT